GCGGTATTGGAGGAGCATTAGCACCTGGAGGCGGTTTTGCTGCATCTATATTTGCTACTGCTATTGCTGCTGAAATTCAAAAAGTAAAAGATTTTAATAAAGCAGTAAGAACTTTAAATGAGGATCTTAAAAACGCAGGAGCTGTGACTCAAATTTCAAGGAAAGAAATAAAACAATTAGCACGAGATTTAGATATTACAAAAGAAGAGGCCACTAGTTTAGTAGCACAATTTAGTAAATTTGCAGATGTAGGAGGATTAGATTTAGCAAGATTATTTGGAAGTAGAGATTTGTTTGACGCAACTGTTGGTCTTAATGATTTTTCAAGTACTCTTACAAGAATCCAGCAACTAAGTGAAAACTTAACTTTAGGACAGGAGTTCGAGGCATATAAAATATTAAGTAAAGAGGGATCTGAAGCTGCAAATGATTTTATAGTTAATTCTTTGTTGGCAGCAAAACAAGCTGATGTATTTACTGATAGATTTGAAGAGGATTTGAAACGAGTAAAAAGGTTAGGACAGGTATCAGGATTTTTAAGATTTGCCAATCCTTTGGCAGATATAACTACTTTTAGTGAAGAATTTACAAAAGTTATTAATACTTTTGCAAAAGAAAATGCTGATATTCAAGCGATTTTAAACGATACAAGTAAACCTTTAGCAGAGAAGTTAAAAGAACTAGATGCAATTTTAATTCCGATGATTCAAGATACGGATAAATTAAAAGAAGCCTTAAGCAAATTACCTCCTGAATTTGATTTAAGTGTTGAAGGAGCTAAGAAACTCGTTGATGAACTTAGTAAGAATGTAGAAAATTTACAGTTTCTTGAAGAATTTAAAGCACCTGATGAAGAATTAAAAAAAATGTTAAATCCAATGCGTCAAATTCTTGATCTTAGTGTTTCTATAAGAGATGGATTTGAGGAATCATTCAAAGGAATAATAAAAGGAACAATGACAGTACAAGAGGCATTTAGAAGTATGTTAAATCGTATTGCAGATCATTTCATTGATGCTGCTGCAAAAATGGCTGCAACACAGATACAAAAAGGATTCTTAGGATTATTTAGTGATATGTTTAATTTTGGTAATTTAGTAAATAATGCAGGTAATGAAATGGCTAGTCAAGGAGCAAGAATGGCTGGCTCAAGGAATTTAGGCCGAAGAGCAGATGGTGGTCCAGTTAGAGGTGGAAGTTCTTATATAGTAGGAGAACGTGGCCCTGAGTTATTTAGTCCAGGAGTATCAGGAATGATTACGCCTAATAATGCTCTTGGTGGTTCTGTTAATGTTTCTGTCAATGTAGATGCTTCTGGTACTTCTGCTGAAGGTGACGAGCCTAACGCTGAACAATTAGGTAGATTAATAGGAGCAGTAGTTCAATCAGAACTTATTAAAGAAAAAAGACCTGGAGGTTTATTAGGCTAATGGCTACTTTTCCAAATATTCAACCAAGTTATAATTCTCAAAAAACTACATCACCAAGAATAAATATTGCTCAATTTAATGATGGCTACCAACACAGAATAAAATTTGGATTAAATAACATACCCTATGTTTGGGCTTTAACTTTTGATGTAAGTGAAAGTGAATCAGATACAATAGAAACTTTTCTTGAAGCCAGAGCAGAAGATGGTCAATCTTTTGATTGGCAACCACCAGGTAGTGCTGTTGCTTATAAATGGATCTGTTTAAGTTGGAGAAAAAGAATACCTTTTTTAAATAGAGCTAGTTTAATAATGGTATTTCAACAAGTATTTGAACCTTAATGGCTGTACCAATTTCAGAACTACAAAAAATATCTCCTAGTAATATTGTTGAGCTTTTTCAACTAGAACTAATTACAGCAATACATGGAGCGAACACTATTTTTTATTTTCATAATGGTGTAAATACTAATGATAATTCTAATGTTATTTTTGATAATAATGAATATGTAAAGATGCCTATTGAAGCAACAGGCTTTGAATTTAAATCAAAAACATTACCAAGACCACGTTTAAAAATTAGTAATATTTTAGGTACATTTACAACATTGATATTAACTTTACCGCAAGGTTTAGAAGGTGCAAAAGTTACTAGATTAAGAACATTAAGACGTTTTATTGATGATGATAATTTTGCAGGAGGAGATATTTTAGGAGAAGATGGCAGTTTTATTTTACAAGAGGATAATAGCGTAATTGATATGGAATCAGGTATAAATCCATTTGGAACAGCAGATCCTACAGCTTTATTCCCGTCAGAAATTTATTTTATTGACAGAAAAACAGCAGAAAACAGAGATGGTGTTGAATTTGAATTAGCTGCTAGTTTTGATTTGGATGGAGTTAGATTACCAAAACGTCAAGTTCTTCCTGCTGATTTTCCTGGTGTTGGATCATTCTTTACATAATGTGGAAGGAAAAAGCATTAAAACACGCTATAGAAGAGATGCCTAATGAATCTTGCGGTTTGTTAGCAGTAAAAAAAGGTAAAGAGACTTATTTCCCTTGTAAAAATTTAGCAGTTGACCCTACAGATCAGTTCATATTAGATCCAGATGATTATGCTAATGTCGAAGATCAAGCAGAAATCACAGCTATTATTCATAGTCATCCTGTCACAAGTCCAAAACCAAGTGAAGCTGATAAAGTTGCTTGTGAAAAGTCAGGACTTAAATGGTGGATCGTACAACCTGATTTAAAAGTATGGGAATCTTTAGAACCTTGCGGATATAAAGCACCATTAATAGGAAGAAAATGGGTATGGGGTGTTAATGATTGCTGGAGTTTATGTAGAGATTGGTATAAAGAAGAATTAGGTATAGAATTAATAGATTGGATAAGACCAAATGATCCAGAAGATTTTATAAAAAATCCAATGTTTGCAGATTGTTTTGCGAAAACAGGTTTTAGAGAATTAAAACAAGAAGAAGATTTAGAGAAAGGAGATTTATTATTAATGTCAATAAGTAGTAGCGGTTTAAATCATATTGGTGTTTACTTAGGAGAGCAAACCGTTTTACATCATTTGCAAAATAGATTATCAAGTCGTGATTTATTAGATGAATGGTTGCTAAAATGCACAGGTAAAAGGATTCGTTATGCTGCGTAAAATTAAGCTATACGGAGAACTTGCAAAGTTTGTAGGTCAAAAAACTTTTGAAGCAGAGGTTTCTACTGCTGCACAAGCAATAAAATTTCTGCTTGTTAATTTTCCAAAAGTTGAAAAACATATTTCTGATAGACATTACAAAATAACAGTTGGCACATGGGAGTTGGGAGAAAAAGAATTAACTTACCCAAGTGGTCCTGAAACAATAAAAATTATTCCTGTTGTTGGGGGTGCAGGAGGTAGAGGCACAGGTCGTTTTATTTTAGGCACAATTATGATTGGAGCAGCAATAGCTTTCCCAGGAGCACTTTTGGGACCTGGTGGGTTCTCTGCTGCTACAGGATATGGTGCTTTTCAAGCGGTCGTAGGAAATGTTGGTATAGCTTTAGCTTTAGGTGGTTTATCTCAAATGCTTACTCCTGTTCCGCCTATTGAAGAAAATGAACAAGATCCTAGATTATCATTTAACTTTAGTGGTATTCAAAATACAAGTCGTGCTGGTGTAGCTGTACCTGTTATTTATGGACAAGTTATTACTGGATCAATTACGGTATCAGCTAATATTGAAAATGAGCAGGTAGAAGTATGAGTAAAATTATTGGATCTGGCGGTTTCGGTGGCAAAGGTGGAGGAGGTGGTGGTGGTTCACCTCAAGAAGCTAAAGATAATTTAGATTCTAAATCGTTTGCTAGAGTTCTTGATCTTATTGGAGAGGGAGAAATAGGTGGTTTAGTTGATGGTGCTAAATCTATATTTTTAAATAACACTCCATTACAAGCAAGTGATGGGTCATTTAATTTTAAGGATGTTACTTTTGAAGCACGAACTGGCACATCAAATCAAACAACAATACCGATTACAAGAGATGTTTCTCAAACAAAATCTACTGGATTCTCAACTGTCTTAAAAGCTAGTCCAAAAATTATTCAAATTACAGATTCAGATGTAGATGCTGTTTCAATTCAAATAACTGTTCCATCTTTACAAAAATTAAGTGATGAAGGAGACATTTTTGGAACGTCAGTAGAATTACAAATTGCTGTTCAATATCAGGGAGGTTCATATCAACCTGTGGTTTCTGATAATAAAGGTACAATTTCTGGTAGAACTCCTGATACATATATAAGAGATTATTTAATAAATTTAACTGGAGCTTTTCCTGTCAATATTAAAGTTACTCGTATAACACCAGATAGTACTTCAAGTAAATTAGCAAATGCTTTTCAATTTAATAGTTATGTTGAAATTAAATACGATAATTTAACGTATCCAAACTCAGCATTAGTTGGTTTAAAAGTAGATGCGGAACAATTTAGCTCGATACCAAGTAGAAAATATCTAATAAATGGTATAAAAGTAAAAATTCCACACAACGCAACTGTTCGTGCCGATGGTAGTTTGGAATATACAGGTACATTTAATGGAACGCTTGGGGCAGCACAATTCACAAATGATCCTGCGTGGTGCTTATTTGATTTACTTACTAGCTCTAGGTATGGATTAGGAGATCATTTAGTAGAAGCTGATTTAGATAAATTTAGTTTTTTTGCTGCCAGTCAATATGCAAGTGCTCAAATAGATGATGGAACAGGAACAGGTCAAACAGAACCTAGATTTAGTTGTAATGTTTCTATTCAAAATCAACAAGAAGCTTATAACGTAATTAATCAAATGTGCTCTGTTTTTAGAGCTATGCCTTATTACCAAGCTGGAAGTTTAACTGTATCTCAAGATTCACCAAAAGATCCTAGTTATTTGTTTACTCTTGCTAATGTTATGCCACCAGGTTTTACATATTCAAATGCAAGTCAAAGACAAAGACCTACAGTAGTCGTAGCTAAATATTTGGATTTAGAATTAAGAGATGTAAATTATGTAGAGGAAATTGATACTGCGAATCAAGCACGATATGGTTCAGTAATTAAAAATATTAATGCTTTTGCCTGTACATCAAGAGGTCAAGCTGCACGATTAGCAAAATGGGTTCTTTACATGAGTAATGTGGAACGTGAAGTATGTTCATTTACTGTTTCTATTGATTCTGGAGTAGTTGTAAGACCCGGACAAATTATTGAAATAGCTGATCCTGTTCGTAGTGGAGAAAGAAGAGGAGGTCGTATTGCTAGTGCTACTACCAATTCTGTAACAGTAGATGATGCAACAGGTTTGACTGTAAAAAGTGGAGCAACTTTGTCTGCAATATTACCTGATGGAACAATAGAAAGTAAAACTGTTTCTGGGATTACTAATAAAGTTTTTAGTTTAGGACAACATTTTTCTACAGCACCTAATGTTAATAGTGTTTGGGTTTATGAAACTAATGATATTTTAACGTCAACATGGAGAATCCTTGAAATAGTAGAACAAAATAGGACTGATTATACGATTACTGCTAGTGAATATAATGTTGGTAAATATAATCATATTGAAAGTGGTATAGCTTTACCCGTTAGAGATGTAACTAATTTAGATGTTCCACCTGCTGCTCCAACTTTAGTAACAGGAGAAGAAATTATTTATGAAAATACAGGAATTGCAAGAGTAAAAATTATAGTAAGTTGGACAACAACTTCGGATACTGTTTATATACGTTTTAGATTACAAGATGGTAACTACACATCAAGAACTGTTGAAAATTCAAAAAGCTTTGAGATTTTAGATACGATTGCTGGTAATTATGAAATTGAAGTATTTAGTGTCAGTTCTTCTGGTTTAAGGTCTGTACAACCTGCAAAACTTGTAACAGGTAATGGTAATTTTTTCGTAGCAAATGGTAAAACTGCTCCTCCATCAAATGTTAGTGGTGTTAGTTTGTTACCTATAGATGAAACAAGTGCAATATTAAGTTGGAATCGTGCCACAGAACTTGATGTGTTGTTGGGAGGAAAAACCCTAATAAGACATTCTAGTAAAACGACAAATGCACAATGGAAAGATGCACAAGAAATTGTTGTCGCAGCGGCAGGAAACCAAACACAAAAAATCGTACCATTATTAGCTGGAACGTATTTAATTAAATTTGAAGATGATGGAGGGAGAGAAAGTCCTGCACCTGGATCAAATGATAGTGATTGGAATAATACTAGAGTTACAACTAATCTTCCTGCACCTTCGGAAAGATTAAGTGTAGGATCAGTCGATGAACATACTGCAAACTTTACAGGTTCAAAAACAAGTACAATTTATGATTCAACTTTAGATGCTTTAACTCTTTCTGTTACTAGCAATGCAGTAGCTACTTCTGGTGAATATGTTTTTGCAAATTCTATTGACCTAACTCAATCTTATGATGTCAATTTACAAAAAGTATTAGAAGCATCTAGTTTTAACTTAAATAATTTATGGGATGATAGAACTGATCTAATTGATTCTTGGGGTTATATAGATCAAGTTGGTGGGGCTACTGAAGCTACAAAATGTAATGCTGCCGTTTATGTAAGGTCAACAAATGATAATCCCTCTGGTTCTCCTACATGGAGTTCTTACAAAGAATTTAGTAATGTTTTAATAACGGGAAGAGCTTTTGAATTTAAAACAATATTAACAAGTAGTGACACTAACCAAAATATAGCTGTAAGTAAATTAGGTGCTAAATTAGAATTACAGGGAAGAACAGAAAGTATTTCAACTCCAGTAACTACTGGATCATCACAATATACTGTTTCTTTCACAAATCCATTTAAGCAAACTCCAACTGTAGTAGTGACTCCAACAAACCAACAAACAGGAGATTTTTATGAACTTGCTAATATAAGTAGGACAGGTTTTCAAGTCACATTTAAAAATGGAAGTTCGGCAGTTGCAAGATCATTTGTATGGGCAGCATCAGGTTTTGGAAAGGAGGTCACATAAATGAGTAATACATCAGACTTTAATTTAGCTAATCAGGTAGGTTCTACATTTAGAACAGAACTAAATCTCGTTTTAGGTGATATTCAATCTTCAAATAGTGGTTCTTCAGATCCTTCAACAACTGTTGCTTATAAGATATGGGCTGATACAGCTAATAATCTTTTAAAGATAAGAAATGGATCAAACAATGGATGGCTTACATTAGGAGATTTAACAGATGCAAATAATCTTGGATTAGCTACTAAAGCCTCACCGAGTTTCACAGGAACGGTTACATCTGCTGGTGATATTGTGATGTCAGGAAATGGTTCTTTACAATTACCAGTTGGAACAACTGCACAAAGACCTACAGCAGCTACAGGGGATATTAGATTTAATACATCTACAACTGCTTTTGAAGGGTATAACGGATCAATTTGGGGAGATTTAGCAGCAGGAGTACCAATAGGAACTGTATTATCTTTTGCCGCTAATACTCCTCCTTCTGGTTTCCTTGAATGTAATGGAGCTAATGTAAGTAGATCAACTTATGCTTCTTTGTTCTCTACGGTAGGAACATCATTTGGAATAGGTGATGGATCATCTACTTTTGGATTACCTGATTTACGAGGTCAGTTTGTCAGAGGTTGGGTAAGTAATGGAAGTGTTGATTCGGGAAGAACATTTGGATCAACACAAACAGACCAAAATAAAAACCATACTCATACAACAGATTCTCATAATTTAACTGGTAGTGTATCTGTTTTATCAGCAACATTAGCTCAAAATCCAGGAACAGCAACAGGTGTGTTTTCTAAGGGCACAACTCAAGCTGCTGTAGGTGCACCGTCTGGTGGTTCTGGTTCTGCTTCAGCGTTAGACTTTAGCGGAGCACACACTCATACTGTTTCAAGTAGTGGTGGTGGTGCAGAAAACAGACCGACTAACGTAGCTCTTATGTATGTAATTAAATTTTAATTATGACTAATCGTAAAATATCAGAATTTTCAGAACTTACTGCTCCTGCCAGTACAGATACTTTACCTATTATTGATGTCAGTTTAAGTGGCTCTGGTGCTAATAGAAAAATAACTTATGCGAATTTATTAAGTAAAGCACCTGATGGATCGGCTTCTGCTCCCTCGTTTAGTTTTAACTCTGATACAAATTCAGGAATAAGCGGTGGATCAGATACCTTAACTTTTAGTACTGCTGGAGTAGGCAGAATGTCTATCAGCTCTGCTGGTCTTGTTAATATTCCTGGTGATTTAACAGTAGGTGGTACGACTACAACTATAAATACTACGAATCTTGATGTCGAAGATAAAAATATTACTATCGGAAAAGTCTCAACACCTAGCGATACGACTGCTGATGGAGGAGGTCTTACCTTAAAAGGTGCTTCAGATAAAACTTTTAATTGGTTAAATGCTACTGATTCATGGACAAGTAGTGAACATCTTTCTGTTTCTAATCAAAAAGAATTTAGATATTTAGATAATGATTCATCAAATTATGTAGGTTTTAAATCTCCAGCTACCGTTTCTTCAAATGTTATTTGGACTTTACCTTCTTCAGATGCAAGTGTTAGTGGATATGTTTTAGCTAGTGATGGAAGTGGTGTATTATCTTGGATTCAACCTGGTCAAAGTGCTAGTCCTAATTTCACAGGTAGTCTCACTCTTACGGATGACGGAAATATAAGAGGATTTGCTTCTCTACACGCTACTTATACTGGATCTGTAAAAACATTTACTGTTACTGTTGCAAGTAAAACAGCAGCCCATAGATATAACGGAAGTGGATCTGGTAATGGATATTTAATAAATGGAAAAGAAGCACCATTTTTAACTCTTACACCTGGTAGAACCTATAAATTTGACCAATCAGATAATAGTAATAGTGGGCATCCTCTTCGTTTTTATCTTGAATCTGATAAATCTACTGCTTATACAACGAATGTAACTACAAATGGAACTGCTGGATCTAGCGGAGCTTATACACAAATAGTAATAGCTGATAATACTCCAATGATTATTCATTATGCGTGTACAAACCACGCTTTAATGGGTAACGGTATTCAGACTAACTCAGCAACAGCTACAGGTACTTTGTTATCTAGTCTTACTGTTAGTGGAAATATTTTAATGACAGGAACAGGAGCTATTGATATAGCATCTGGAACGACTGCACAAAGACCAGGATCTCCTTCTGCTGGTATGTTTAGATTCAATAGTCAAACATCTGAATTTGAAGGTTATGACGGAAGTGCTTGGGGTGAAATTGGAGGATCTACAAGTGCTACAGGAACAGCAGATTTATTAGACATTGCATCATCCTCTGGAACTGGTGGAGGTTCTGCAACATTTAATGGTTCTGCTTATAGATTTAAGTTGGTGACAAAGGGTACAAGTACAGCAGTAACTCCTACAAATGCTGAGATCTTACGAGTCTCAATTAATGGTGTAATGCAACAGCCTAATGATGGATCTGGTCAGGGAGATATGACAGATGGATATGTTGTAAGTGGAACTGATATTATCTTTGACTCTGCTCCTCCTAGTGGTGCTACATATTTCATTATTAATATGGGAGCTACGATTGCGATTGGAACTCCAGGAGACAATACAGTAACAAGTGCAAAGATTGTCGATGGAACGATTGTTGGAACGGATCTAGCTACTAATGTTACCCTCGCTGATAATCAATCAATTAGGTTTGGTACAGGCGCGGATTTAAAACTGTATCACGATGGAGCAAACTCTTATATTGATAATGTTACTGGTGCTATTTTAATAAGAACAAACAATACAGAAAACTCTGCTAAGTTTTTTGCTAATGCTCAAGTTGAGCTATATCACGACAACAGTAAAAAGTTTGAAACTACAAGTGCTGGAATAGATGTTACAGGGAGAGTAACAGCAGATGATATAACTATAGAGCAGGCAAGTGGTAATTTAAGTGCTAATTTTACATCTACTAATGGTTTAGGTACTCTTGAAATTGGTGGATCTACAGGTGCATTTATTGATTTAAAAACCCCTGTTTCTGATGATTTTGATTTAAGAATAAATGCTGATGGTAGTTTAACAAGCAATGGAAATATACAGCTATTTGTACAAGGTAATGAAAACGGATTAAGAGTTTTAGCTAACGGAGCAGTTGAAGCATATCACGATAACACAAAGCGTTT